GCTTGCTCCATAATGGAGTTTAATTCATCACCACGCAACGTACCGGAACCCAAAGCCTGACCTAACTGTACCAACGCAGCTTGCTGAGATGAAGCATCACCGCCACCCAGCAACATTGCGTTTGATACGTCCTCAGTAAACAGCAGAATATCTTTAGTGCTTTTCTTCAGCTCCTGCGCATTACGTGCAACAGACGTATAAAGCTCAGCCGTGGATTTATATTGCTGACGAGTACGGCTTGCAATATTGTAAATCTCTTTTTGAACAGCTTTTGATTCCTGCTGGCTTTTGGTTACGTTGTTTACCTGACCTTCAATAACCTTCCATTCGTCAATCGTTTTAACGATGCTTCCAAGAGTTAGTGAAACGCCAGCAAACATAGCCAGACCGCTTAGCTTAGAAAATAAACTATCTACTTTGTTGCCAGCTTTATCAGCAGAATCGCCAACACGTTCAAGTCCTGTTTTAACTTTTTTGGTTGTCTGCTCTACTTGCTTAACATTTGAGTTATTTACTTTGAAGCCAATCGCAATAGCTAAACTTCTTACATCCACGGCGCATCAGCTCCTTTCTGTTTAGGGTGGTCAAGATAATATCTTTGTACATCACTCTGCATATCAAGCAGAGCGTTTATTTTGCACAAATCGCCTAAAGTTACAGTGCCTTCTTTTATTTCTGTAACAGTAACTACCTTAGCCAACACTGGCCGCCAAATAAAAGATTCAGCGGTTAGTGTTGGCGATAAGGTGCCGGGAATTTCTACTTGCTCACCAACATCTCGCGGACTCCAGAGAGGTTGGGAATTAAAGCGAAAAAATCTCCGAAATTTACCTCAATAATAAATTTTTCAAGCTTAAGCAGTTCAACAAGCTTACCAGTAAAAAGCTCATTCATAACATCTTCTGTCAGCATAATAGCTTCTTCTTCGCCTTTAATCTTAACGCTGACATATTCAGCATCAAGCAGACGTTCAGAGAACTGTGCCAGCACTTCACCATTAAAGCTTTCACCTAACTGCGCAAGGATAGCACCGATATTGATTTGAGCACCTAATAATGCTTCTTTCACATTTTCCGTTTCGCCGTCAGATGTTAACCCGCCTTTTAAAGCGGCAGTAATAGCTTTCTGTAAGTCACCATATAGTTTCAAGCCTTGCAACGGAGGAAAAGCACGAACATAAAAGGTATTCGCACCGATTTTTCTGTTCTTTACTTCAAATTTTGCCTGTCTCATTTTTTACTCCTTAGCTATGACCACCAACTAAAAATGCTTCATCGGGGACAACAGCCATGAATACCCATTCACATTTTCCGTCAGAAGCAGATTTGCCACGCTGAAAGTTAGGCTTCTTAACAATCCATGCCTGGTCGCTAACCATAACGCTGTCACCGCTCAAATCCTTAATAACCAACGGCAACAAGCCTGCACCACTTTGATTATCTGCATCTTGAATTAAGCTTAACGCTGCATTGCTGGAGCTGGACTGCAACAGAGTAACAGTAACTTGCTTTAAGACAGAGGACGGGTCAATACTGCGGACAATTTCCTGATCACAGCCAACGATAGCGGAAATTCCGTCACCTTGCGTTTCAACATTAATAAAAGTGCCTTCATCAACACCAGTCAAGATAAGCGAGCCAAACAGCACCTTAACTTTCTTCGGGTCGTATGTTTTAACTCTTGCCATTTAATTGTCCTCCTTTAAGCCTTTTGAATAAGGTTCTCATAAGTCAAAGAACCATTAATGTTAACAGCATGGATAGCACCTGCAAGACGTGCGGTAAACCTTACATCGTCAAGAACTCTTTGTGCTTTCTTGTTTGCGCTAATATTAGCAGCTTTAGGAACTGTAATAGTGTAGCCAAGATTTCTGTTGCCATCATCATCATATTCAGTCGGAGCGATACCGCCACGGTCTTGACCAAGCTTCAGAACTTTATTCAGCACACCTTCGACAAGCGCAATGCCAGCATCAGTGTACGGCAATTTCTCACGATTAATAAGCATTGCAAATTCTTCTGTTTTAATGGTTTCGACAAGCCAGTCACGGAAACGGATAACATCAATCCATTCACCTGCACAAGTCTTGCCGTTTTGAGTAATGCTGACGTTCTCCGAGAAGTTTTCAAAGGTATTGTAGTTTTTGGCAGTCAATGCAAGATATTCTGTTTCGGTTAAATCATCATTTGAAATGCCGGAAAGCTTTTTGTTGGCCCAGGTTTCACCGCCGGGATATACAGTAAAGCATCTGGACATTACAGCTGCTTCAGGAAATTCCTTTTCTGCTTCCTTATGATAAAAAACGAAAGTGCGATAATAATTTTTCGCTTTCAGCTTACTGCCTGTATCTGTTGCAACGCCAGCTTGCAACGCATCAGCTTCGGCAACAGATGTACCATACAGCTTTGTATGAGCTTCAACCCATTCTGCCATTTCCATGATTTTTGCAGATGTACGGTCAACATAGCACAAGCCATACCAATCATTGTCAACAGCGCAAATCTTATTCATATTATCAGCAGCGGAGCTATCAGAATTCATTCTGCCGATTTTAACTTTCTCATAATGCGGAATCTGGCTAAAAGCCTGTAATGCAGCTTTATACACAGCATCCTCAGCGTTCCAGCCTAAATCTAAAAGCTGGTCAGCGTCCGTAATGGTCAATACATACGCCGGAGCAGCGTGCTCATGTGCAGATACAATCATCAGTGTATTAAAGCCATTGGATGAAATACCTGTAGTATTCAAAGCAATCTGCACATTGACTAATCTGTCGATATTTGCCATATTTTCATCTCCTTAATTTTCTAATTCTCCCATGATTTCAACTTTTACAATCGTATCGCCGTCAGCAGGATGTTCGTTGTTATCCTTGCCGTTATTCGGGGTGCCTTTTATTTCCAATTTGTTAAACCATTCTGCACCCTGGATAAGCAGCTCACGGCAGTACGAAACAGTCAAATCAACCGACGCTCGTTCCTGCCACGTTCTGCCATCCAATGAAGTTGTAATGTCTTGCACTTGCTCAACACTGTTTATAGCCACATTTGCAGAATCATACAAGTTAATCATATCCGGCATTTCGAGATAAAGTTTAAGCTTCGACAGAAGTTCAACAGCACCCTCGCCGATAGCTTGTATGTTTAACGTAGCTTCAATGATACCTGCATTGCTGTACTGTGCTGTTTCAGATAAAAAAACAACTTCGTTCCCTATACTGCGTTCAGCCAGAAGATCAACGACGATGTTTAATTCATTTACAGCCGGAGGTTTCATTTTTGCTCTGCGAATCGGAATCGGATAATATATTTTTTGTAATACCGAAATAAAAAAATTCAGTACGTCAGTACGAGTATTAGCTTCTTTCAAAATTCGCTCACCTCTACTGCATATGCACGGTAATGGTTAATAACATCACTTTGAAAAATATCGCTGGCAACCACTTCAAAAAGCTTTCCACGCCATTTAAAGCGGTCAGCCATTGTATTTGTTCGTTGGTCATCAACATAAAGTTCCTTGTCGGTATATACTTTTACCGCTCTAGCAGTCCTGCTACCTTCAGGAAGTAACATCATTTCATTAGCTTTAAGCGGCTGCACACTGGCTAACACTTTAAACTCTTGTGGTGTAGGATACATATAGGTTCCGTTGGCAAGCAGTTCAGGACTGCCGTTGTAACGCAGGACAGTTATCAGCTTTCTAAAACTACTCATGATTAGCACCTTTTCTTTCAATGACATAGCGAATTGATTGTCGCAGATGCCCGGTATCAATTAATGGTTTAGAACTTTTCTTGCGCTTTATTGTAGCAGGAGAGTTCGGGACAAACGGTCCGTCGACGATTTTTCTTTGAACCATACCTTGTACAACATTGCCTAACTGATTAAGAGCAGCGTTTGTTCCTAGTCCAAATACAGCACCATTGGCAACACGTTGAATCATTTTGTCAATCATAGGCAGATTTTCATCATACGCAGAACGCAGGAAAGAGCGTTGGGGCATATTGTCCAGTCCAAATTCATGTATCGCTGCAATAACAGCCAACGGCTGGTCAGTGTTGCGAATGCTTCCGCCTTTCCCTCGCCGTACAGCTTTGTCTTTAGCTTGTACGCCAACCTTAACCACAACGCCGTCAAGGTCTTTGTTTAGCGTTCGTATGATACGATTTAAACCTAAATCTTTATCCTCTACTCTACTCATAACGCATTATCCAATCTTGTTACTATCGGAACAACGCACATAGAGCGCAGACGTTTAAATTCAATGCCATAGTACGTCTTGTCCAACATATCGAAAGAAGCTGACTTGTCACCATATGAACGTTGCAAGTCACCTTCTTTTTCCGACGTTACAGAGCCTGTAATACCAACATCAGATGAGCCGTTTTCTCCAGACTGCGCAATAAGCTGACGCAGGACAACGTGATGCGCCATAAGATAAACGAATGCTGTTATATACATATTGCCAAAAACACTTTCTGACAACATAGGCGAAACAAGATTAATGTAGACTTCTAATTCTTCATCAGTAAGAATCAGTTCGGGGCAGATAACAGAAAAAGCTTGCTTTATTTTATCTTTAGTTTCCGTTAACATTTTTCTTTGCCATGTTTACAAAAGCAAAAATAACGGAATAAATATCTTCTGCGGTTTCTGCGCCCTCTACATTAATATTGTATTTCTTAGCGAAAGCAGTCAAAGAACGCTTGCTGGATTCAGCGGACAGTCCTGCAAGGTCTGCTGCCATATCATCAACATTTGCTTCTTTAGCATTGCCTTTCTCAACAGTAATCATTTGTTCTTTGATGTAGGCTTTTACAATAATGTTTTCGCCCCATTCATCACCAACGATGCCGCACTGATCAGGCATGATATATTTACCGTCGATATTAATTACAGCTTTAGAGATGTTTTTAACTTTCATTCACTTTCCTCCTAAAAAAGAAAATGCCCTCTCATGCGAAAGGGCAGTATATAGTAAAATTAGATGCCAGAAGCCTTGTTCATGGACAGCGGATAGTAAATCAACACGCCAGCGGTACGAACCTCGCAAGGAACTTCAAATTCCAAGCCTTTTTGCTGAATAGTGTGCTGAGTGAACGGCAGCGGAACTTCCAGGGTTTGGTGGTCTGCATCTTTAACGTATGCAATCATCATATCCAAGCCGCCTACACCTGCGCCGGCAAGTTCGTTAGCTTTCAGTACGGTTACATCCGGGTTATTGCGTTTAAACACAGACAGGATGGAATCCGCAACCACATCAGAATACGGAGTGGAAGCAATGTAGTTGTACTGGTCTGGCGGCAGTACCAAGGTATTCGGGTTTTCTACGTCATTGGTCTGCTTGCTAACAGAATTGATAATGCCGTTCATATCACGCAGAATCTGAACAGCGGTTTTATCCTTGAATTTGGTAGAAGAACCAGTACCACCAGCACCATCGGCAGCAACAGTGTAGTTGCCAATGTTAGGATTATCCAGCAAGCCTACAACGCCATGTTTAGCATCACCATGGAATGCAATGCGGTTAATATATTCGTCGAGAGCACGGCGAACAGCAATAGCCTTGCGAGCAGTCAGCGGTTTTCTTGCCATAGCAGCACGGCGCAAGTCCTGCATGGTGTAGCCATATGCTGCACCGCCAGCAATAACTTTAGCAATGTGTTCTTCAGCCAGTACATCTACACGAGTAAAGTCAGTTGCATAGTTGGCGATAGTCTTTGCCATGCCGACAGAACCCAAGGACTGATAGCTGATAGTATCAGCGCCGGGATCAACGTCAGAGGACATATCAAACAGTTTCAGCGCATTAAGATTAGCGAATTTCTGGTCATAGGTTTTTGCCTTTACTGCTTCGAGTTCTTTTGCGACAAAAATAGTATCGCCTGCGTCTTTACGCAAGCCGTCGCAACGCTCAATAACATTCAGGTCTAATTCATCATAGTGCATTTGAGTCATTACTATTTCACCTCTTCTTTTCTAATTAACCAATTTCGATAACTGCCAAGCCTGCCTTGTCGCAGGAAGTGATAAATTTAGCACCGCAGCCAAGAGCTTCAATAGTGCCAGCAGCAACAGCATCTTTAACAAAAGTGCCGTCAGCAAGCTTTAGATGAGCTTCGTCACCTGCGTTAACCGCACCTCCGGTAATTACCCATACACGACCTTTAGTTACAACAGGAACAGTATAATTCTGCGGATAATATTTTTTGCCAGCTTCAGGCGGCTCAATATGGGTATGCAGAGTAACGCCGATAACTTTCGCACCGTCACCGGATGCAGACGGGGATTTCACCTGATGCTCTGCGTCAGTGCCACGGATAACAGCGCAAGCAGCACCAATACCGTCAGCTTCTTCAACAGCAAAGGAATCTACAGTATGAGAGGACAAATCATACAGCGCACCAGCAAAAGCTTTGTCCATGGTTAATGCATAATTAGTAATTGCCATTGTATTCACCTCTTTCTTATTCTTCGCCGCGCATACGTGCAATCATGCGGCTACGTGCATCGTTAGCAGAATCATTCTTAGCTTCTTGCTTTTCAGCACCGCCTTTAGCTTTTACGGCTTGATTTTTTGCGTTATCATTGCGAAGCATCTCTTTAGCAGCAGAATATGCTCCGTTAATATAAGCATCAGATACACCGTCAAGCTTAAAGCTTTCACCAAATGCAGCTTTGACAATGCCTTCTTTTAACTCAGCGTTGGTCAAGCCATCGGTTTTTTCAACCTTAGCAATTTTAGCGGTTTCTTCCAGCTCTGCACGTTCCTGCATATCAGCCTTTACAGCTTCAACAGCCTCTTTTACAGCTTTCTCTTTTTCAGCGTCAGCAGCATCAACTTTAGCTTTCAAAGCATCACGCTCTGCGGTCATTGCATCAGCTTTAGCTTTTAAAGCGTCAGCATCAGCTTTAAGAGTGGTATTTTGCTCTTTTACAGTTTTAAGCTCAGTATTAGCAGTATCAAGCTTTACACGAGCGTTTTCTTCTTTGTTTTGCAGAGAGTTGACGTAGTTGGCAATTTTTTCATCAACTTCAAAATCAACAGAATCAATTTTAATTTTCATTTTTGTTTCTACTCCTTCGATAATTTCGTCACCGTCAAGATTCAGACGTGCTTTTGCTCCTGCACGTGCCCTATCAACAACGGCTAAATGATTGATACGAATGTTGCGCTGGATAACATCATATTGCTGTCCGTCAGGTGTAATGCCTGGGGCTTCTTCGATATCCACTCTGTAGCCTAAAGACAAGCCACGCTTTTCACCGATGGCAGAGGGATTATGGATAACAATATCGCAGGCAATATTTGTTTCGTCCTTCTGATAGCCGCTGGATAGAATTGTACCAATGGCTAAATCTTGTGCGGTATCGCTGTTTACAATGCCGCTGGCGGGATGTCCTACCACAATAGGCTTGCCGACAAAGCTTGCTTCGCTGTCAGTGTCAAATACTTCCTCAGGCGGTCGGTATTCTCGTATAATAGTCCCGTCTGGCTGTTGATATATATATATGCCAGTACGTGCCACGATTGGAGAGTCACGCAAGAAGCCGTCAGCATCAGTAACTGCACAGCCAACAAGCATCCATGAGTCAAGGCGCTCATATCGTTGTACACTTCCCAAAAAATTCACCTCCTTATTTTGGGGTATATAAAAAACATATGCAATTTCTCGCATATGCCTTCTAGCTTAATTCTTTACTTTTCTTTACATCCACCCTACCCATTGGAACTGCTGTTGTCATGTTCCATTGCTCCAGGTCAATAACAGGTAATGCTACGCAACGGCAGTTATAATCCATGCACGGATGATATTTTGGAGAAGGATAAACCTTTATGCCGTTAATTTCACCAACCTTGTCGCTGTTCCAATAGAAGTATTTCCCATCCATCTCAGCATGAGAAGGTCTGACACGTTCATCATGTGACGATGACCATTGATACACGCTTATGCCGCAATCAACCTGCCTACGCATTGTTATAATGCCGTTCAGATTGCCTACCTCGTTCCTTGCGATAAATTTCGCCCGCTTGTCGGTAGTGTTAAGCAGTACCTTAATTTCTTCTTTAACTTCACTCATAGCAGTGCCACGCTGAACAGCATTGCTTACAATAATTTGCAGTTTTTCGATGTAGGTATTTACTATGCTGTCCACAAGCCTGCTCTGCTGCGCTTTCCATTCCGCTTTTACTGTATCAAGTAAAGCTGAATCATTCAAAAACACATCAACGCTGACTGCTTCTGCAAAAGCACTGATAACATTAGCATCGACAACGCTGGACACGCCAGCAAGAATAAGCTCTAATTCGCTTATAGCATCCTCGATAGTCATGCTCTTTAAAAGCTCGGCAAGTATCGCCTGAACGAAAGCATCTGTAACGGTGCTGTCATCGTCCTGGCGCAACGAATATGCCAACATAGGTATATTGTTATTCGTGGCACTTTTTAAACGTCTTACAACGGCTCTGAGGACGCGATAATAATCACGCTCAAAATTCTTTGGATATTTCGGACGCTTCTTTACTTTAAGGTAGCGTATTGATTTCTTCTGTTTCTTCATCATCTAAATCCAGCTCACTTTCTGTAACTGGAATATCTCCACGCTCTTTGAGGTATTGGCGTGCTTGCGTTGCATCTAACAGTTGATTATCAACCAGGTCAAAAACAAGCTTAACAACGGCAGCTCTTACTTCCGCCTGCGTCTTGTCAACGTTAGCTTGCTCCAGATCATTTAGCGGTTCGATTGCCTTAAACTTAATGCTCCACTTTTCAAGTTCCTTGCCGTTGGTCGGCCCTTCTTTCGCAAGCTGAATAAGTCTTACAAGATACTCTAACGCAGGACGAATCTTCCTGCGTTGAATACGTCTGACGGTATCGTAGTAAATCTGCAAGTCGCTCTTGCCTGTGCTGTTCATGCCAGCCGGAGAACGCCCAAACAAAACAGTAAAAGGATACCCGGTAACAGCACATAAAGCCTGCTCAAACTCTTGAATAATATCCGTTAAACCTGTAAGCGGAATATTGAAAATGCCGTATTCATCTTCCTTGTCGACGGCTACACTGCCATTAAATCTGCGTGAGTAGTCTATCAGCTCTAAACGCCGAATAACAGTTTGCGTGCCGTCTTCTTTTGCCAGCAGATTGCTTAAGCCTTCTAGCTTTAACAGTGACGTGCTAACCTTATCCATTATGTCGATTGTTTTATTCATTGCAGTTTTTACACGGTTCAGCGCAGCCGGAACACCATCCAGGCAGGATAAGCCAGCACCATTATTAGCAACGCGCTCTATCTTTGGCAGCATTTCGCCGTCAAAAACCAGCAGTCTGCTTCTGTGTGCTTTGAACTGATTTCCGTTCGGTGGCGAAATTGTGTAAAACTCCGGCTTGCCAAAGTTCGCATCTCGAATATCTGTATCAAGATAAATTGAGGTTGTGTCCGGGTAAATATCTCGCTTATCAAAAATTTCTAATCCATTAATCCTGCGTAAACGGTTGATATTAATAGGCTCGCTTAATTCCTGCCCATCGTCAGCAAGGATAAGAGCACAAGACATACCGAACAGTCTGTCCCAATATAAAGCCTCTGTAAGCTTTTCCTGCACAAACAGCGTTTCAAGCTCCTGCAAGATACAATCGTCAGAATCGCCTTCGATTTCTATAAAATTCTTCATAGCATCATCGGCAGCCATTGTAACAATTCTACGCACAAGAGCATTTCTGTACATTGTAGCTAAAGCCTGGTCTGTGAGTTTTCGCTCATTTAACAGACCTTCATAATTGCGAGCTTTACGTGCAATAAAAGCATCTTTAAATCCGCTGTCTGCACGAATTGAATTATCTTTTCTTTTTACCATTATTCCTCCTAGCTCGTTAAGCCGCCCCAGCTGCGGGAGTTCATGAGCTTGTTAAACGCATCACTTGACGCATCCACCATATCATCATGCTTGCTTTCCGGGAACGATTCAAGTTCTGACAGATACATATCATTCCATTCACATTTAAGGATAAGGACGTTTCCTGCCTGCACCTGTGAAGCAAATGGAGTAGCACGAACCTCTTTGCTGCCTGTCGGCGATACAATCTCTACCGAATATCCTGCAAGCATTGATACAAGACTTTGAGCTTGCGCCTTGCCTGCCTGTCCTGGGTCTTGCGGTATCGTGATTTGTACGAATTTGTATTTGCCCTGGTCTATCGCTGCCATGTTACGCAGAAGATTCCTAGCGTCATTTGCCTTTATCTGCTTGCGCTTTACATCAAGAACGATTACTCTGCCATCGTCAAGCAGTCCCATTAACACGCCTGCTGTTGCGTCCGGGTCCGGGTTAAGCGGCGTAGGCTCTGTTGCTGCCAAGTCCCAAGAACGTGCATAAGCAACGATATTTTTCGGTACAGCATCAACAAAAGTAAAGTTTTCTGTTTTAAAGTACATACCAGCAGCAGGACGGATTTTCCAGTTGCCATATAAAAGACGTTCCTTGTCAATCTCTGCCAACGCTTTAAGGTTGGCCATATACGAAGGGTCTTTAGCCATTAAAACCTTATTGTCTGTCAGTTTAGACGCTATAAACGTAACCGACTTGCATTCTTCAACATTTACGCCGTGTTCCTTTGCGAGTTCATGCGGATTACTTCCCCAATAAATCGTATCATTCAATACACACATATAGCGTACAACACCGCTACGCTCGTATATTGGATAGCCTGTATCTTGATTTATCCACCAAGAAATAAAATCAGCTACCCAACTATCGCTGTCCGGGTTGCACGTTGCTCTTACATAAGGACGAATACCGCACGTTGAACGGTTACGAGAAAGCATATACAAAAATTGGTGTCGGCTAAAATGCGTCAGCTCATCAAAAGCAAGATAGCAGATTTCTGTACCTTGCCAGCTCATTAAATCTTCATCTCTTTCAAGATGAGCAAAATTTATCCTTGCATTACTAGGTGTGAAATACCAATGTAGTTTAGGTGTCTTTTTGGCGTTAGCTCCCTGTACAAGTCCATAAATCTTTTGAGCAGCATCCCACAAACCACCTGAAGCTGTAATTTGAGTATAATTTTTGCGGAAAATAACTCCACTAAATCCAACAACATTCTTATGTCTTAAACCTTCCATTAACAATGCAAACGTTTTCCCTCCGCCAGCAGCTCCGCCATAAATAACAATATCCGCAGGCGAACACATAAACATCGTCTGCGGTCCAGGCTGCGGAGTTAAATAATCAGTTTCATATCCATTACGCCCATTGTTAGGAATATAGACGCTCTTATACATATCAATGGTTTCATTAGCTTCCGGGTCGTCAGCAAGATTGAGAAATCCTTTATTCCCTACTTCCCCGGTTATTTCAGCCAAAAACTTTGCAGCGTTGGTGTCACCATCAACTAATGCCTTTTGAATCATTCTAGCTATGATTGCTGTCTGATAGGTTTGATCATCCTTATCTTTTACTCCCAAAGATTCAAGGTTCTGTTTTATAGACTTATTCTCCGTCTGCATCGACATAAGCATTTTAGCAGTTTCCATCATGCTTTTCTTTTTTCTTTTAACTTCAGCAGACTTTATACCGCCCCTCCTACCCATTTCTCTCGCTTGCTCCACGGTTGTAATCGGTTTTAGATTCTCTTTTCTTCCAGCCATATCACCACCTCTAACTAAAAAGCCTGCCGCAAAAAGCGACAGGCTGACATAAAATCTTTATTTACTCATATGGTATAAATTCAACAGGATTTGCAGGATGAGTTTTTGCATATTCTCTTATAGGCTGTATCCCTTTTTCAGAAATATCACCGTTATCGAAATCCTGCTCATAGGTGTAAATCCAACTTGCTTCATCAAAGTAAGCCGTTCTCAAAGGAAACAGTGCAGCTTGCTCATCAGTGGTCATATCCCAATCGGTTTTTCCCATTTTCTTGCCTTTAATGGTATGGCAGTCAAAAACCCATATAGGAATCTCACCATTTTCTAACACACAAGTCTTTACATCTTTTATCCTTATATTATTCCAATCAATTTTTTTAGCAAGGCAAACAATATCGCTTGAAGCAAGTTCAAAAAACTCCTCATCCTCACAATAGCACAAAAGTATTGCAGCTTTGCTGATAAATATTTCGTCTTTCTGTAGATTAGGCTTCCTAGCATTCACATAATCATCGGCAATTTTAAGATTGTAGATTTCTTCATAAATCACAGATGCTTGTTCTTTTGCATAATCTAACATAACATTCCACAAAAAAGCTCTGTCTGTTCTTCTGAGTAAATCAATCATATAGCCTATCATATCCATATCAATATGCTTAATAGCTTTTTGCAATTCAACGCCTCGAGAAAATTTTTCGCTTATTTCTGCATCCAAATAATCATCATTTCCTTGAGCAAAGCCAAACAAGTCAAACTCTACAGGCTTTTCATTAGCATTCAGTCTTTTATAAAGCGAAGATACTTCATCTTCTTTTACTTTTATTTTCCTTGGATTTCTTGAAGCCAAAATGAAATTACATGCAAAATAGCAGGCATCTCTGCTCTTCAAAGACTTACACAATAATGCAATAGCTGCACTTATCAACTTACTGTCTTTTTCTCGCTCGTCTCTTTTTCTAAGCTCGACAAGCTCCTTAGTTATTACACCATAGCAATCTTCTGACGAAATAACCAATATTCTGTTCCACATTGCAGAACGAAACTTGTCCTGAAGCTCATTGGCTGCGAAACCAGCATACTCAAAAATTCCACGCCTGATAGCTTTTTGCATCATGCTCATCATATCAAACATGTTGTAGCCATTGTTAGTAACTAAATAATTCATGTTACCTAACCTCCCTGTTATACTCTTTACTATATCGTAATATATACCATTCTAATGTCAAGTTTATGAACATTTAATTACATACTACAAGTTAATTACCTTTTCACATTAATTCTAGGCTTATTGTTATTGAAATTGTAGTCAAAATATTTTCCCCACCTCAATTTCATCTCCTGTACACAATCAATCTGCGCTTGCCTTGTTTTGGAGGAATTGCCGCCTTTGTTAGTGTCTGTTCCTGCCTTTACCATAAAATACTTTGGCTTTAAAGTAATTCTGTTTACTAGAAGTTCATGTAGCATTACATCCAAATCACAGTTATGATAAACTTCTTCCCTAAATCTTGATTTATAAGCATTCTTATTAAACCATCGCATTGCTCCTGTTGTACCTTTGAAGCAGAATTCAGCATCATAGTTCCATGGGGCTATCGATGCATCTTCTGCACCAAATCCTATATTTAGATCAAGCATGATTTGAGCAATTCGTTCAATCTCAGCCATAATGACTTCCTTGTCTGTTATAGGCTCCATATCTTCCAGGCGATAAACAAAGCCATCAACATCATCATCTATTGTGAAGATGATTTTTTCAGGAGAATGCTCGACAATATAATTGCTTACCTTGCAAAGATTATCTATTTCGCTATCTTCTACAGCCCAAATACTTTCAATCCCTCTTGCTCTATACTGTTCTTCTTGAGATTTTCTTACTACATAAGTGCATCTTTCGAGCCATTTGAAGGTGTTCGTAGTATCTGCTCTATTGTAACTTGGAACATAAATTCCTAAAATGCTTCTATCCATTTTTATGCCACCCTTCCGGCAAGTTAAAACCATTGTTGCATATGTAATCAAGCACTGACAAATTTTCAATAAAACATTTACCAATCTGCTTATAAACAAAAGGACTATAATCGGTATAAATTATTTCTATGCCATTTTCATTATAGCTGATTTCATCGTTATAGGCCTTACCGCCTATGCCGGAATAATAAACATCACAACCAAGCTTTAAACATTGGTATATATTGCGCTGATTATTTTTCAATTCTGTAGGAACATCTATACTTGCTATTAGCAGTTTTGTGCTTATACCAAACCTTTCGGCTATCTCTTTAATCAAAGCAATATTCATATCTGCAAGATATTCATATCGTTTATTTAGATGCCTCTCAATCAATTCATAACCAACATCAACATATTCCGCTCTAGCATAGTTCATTCTAATGCTTTTGAGCAGTTTCTTGTCCCAATTCTTAACATAAGCTATTTTAACCTTGTTAATAGCATCACCATATGAATAACTTACCGGAACTATGATTTTACATTTTGCTCTGTTCAGCTTTAGGAAATTCATATTGTGAAATGCATCATTAGAATACTGCACATCATCGTCAAGTACAAAAACATCCGATTTCAGCATTTTATAGAAGAAACCCATATACGGCAGGAAATTTGGTTGGTGCCCTGAAAAAACTTTAATTACCTTTTCCATATGCAAGCTCCTTCAGCCTTTCGTATTCTTCTTCAGGAACAACAACTGCTTTCATCTGATGATACCAAATTGCACGTGCATTAATTTTTCTCTTTGATACACTAACTTTTTTCCCTTCAATGCCCAACTTTCTTACGAGGTCGTTGTAATCAAGCTCACTGTTGCAGCAAATCATAACATAATCGTACTTTTCGTAATGAATAAGCTCCATTTCCGGTATCTCACGTTTCCCTGGGTCTTCTTCATCTTCAAGCTTGCTTAAATCAATATCGGCAGCATCTATACTCCAATCAGCAAGCATATCCAGATCCCATTCACCATTATGCACGTTACACTTAACATTTATTGCTCTAAGTTCTGCCTTTGTATAGCCTATTAACCTTTTACAATCAAGAATTGTATCAGGACCGAATTTAGCCAAAATTGCTTTTAACCTTTGGTTTCCGGAAATAACATTGTCTTGTTCATCAATAAGAAAAATCCCAAAATCTCCATAGCTTTCAAGACTTTTTTCTAAATCCTGAAGTTTACCCTTTGAAATCTTCCTGGGATTACCAAATTCTGTTTTTATATCTCCAGCTCTCATTTTGCATAATTCGATTTTTTTCATTATAATTCTCTCCTAAATACTACTTGAAAAGCTTCTGCATAATTGCATCCAGACTGACCTCCACGATATGCCGCAAGCCCCTCAAGGACATTTGCGCTCCTCGGATGAGGAAATGGACGCATAACATTTTTATACTTGCCTAAAGCTTCTATTTTCTTTAGAATCAGTTTTTTCCCTACTTCTATGAATGTGTTAGGAAGAAAAGCTTCTATACTATGATTAAGCATCCAGTCAGTCGAAGAAGGCACTTCCATAAACGCAATAAGCTCAATATGCGGAACATTGGCAGTCATGCGCATGGACAATCTGGCAGCTTCCTGGCAACATAACGATGTAATTTGATGATCATTGTTCAAATCGCTAGGATGGTGAGTAATTACCCTGGTAGCACTACTTCTTTTCAAGGCTTCTTCAATAAATTGAACTATCTTTAAATGTGCTGACATGTTAAGCTGACTATCTACAAAATTACCAAGATAAACATCATGCACTCCAAGCATATTCATAGAAGCGAATAAATCTTCCTGCATTTCATTATCATCCGGTCTATTTGCTCTTGCTTCTGCCTTGCTGCATAAAATGCATACATCTACAATATGACCTTCTTCTACCAGTTTGCATATTGTAGCACCAGCACCAAGAACTTCATCATCCGGATGGGCAACAACAACAAGATACACCACTACTCTCAACCCCTTTGCATAAAAAAAGAGCAATGCTATAAATACACTGCTCTTACAACAATCACACATATCTTGCTTTCTCTTGCCTTGTTTGATATAATAACAAATGATAGGAACGGCGGCAAGTACCGCTCCAATCATTTTTCCTAATCGCCTTGTTTATTTATTAAGCAAGGCTTTTACTTTTTCTTTAGCTTCCTCTAAGTCACTACTTTCATTGAGGATTTCTAGAATTTTTCTTGTTTGATTTTCTTCAGTTTTTTCAACCAGAATTTCTCCAACATTCATAATTTCGTCCATTTCGTTCTCCTTTCTGCAACTTGCCTGCTTATTTAGGGTTTTTGTTATCCCCTATGACTATACTATAACATAACTAAAACTATTGTCAAATGTTTTTTTGACCAGGAGGATGTTTTTAGGATTTTTTTGCATTAAAAAGCCGTCTACATTTGTAGGCGGCTTTTTGAGTACACAACATATTTTAGGAGAAGGGTTTATCATCCAACTGTTGCATCTTAATTATATCATTCCTTTAATTGCCTTGTAAATGACACCTTACTGACATGATTTTAAAAGGTGCTCTATTTGTATCCTGGCAAACTCTGCATCTTCGGCTGTGTAGGCTTTTTCACAGTAGCCATTACAGTCAGGCTTTGTTTGGTCTTTCTTGTAGCTAAAAATAACATCCTGGTATACAGCAAGCTGTCGCATCTGCTCATAAGCTCCAATGCTTATAACGTGCTCCCAAAACGCTCTTAAGCTATCCTCGCCTTTGCTATAAGCATCTATATATTTATTTAACAGCTCATTTAAAGACTTATCCATTTTTAGCTCTGCACTTTCTTATTTTAAGCGCATTGCTGGAAGGATTTTCGCCAAGATACACGCCTTTGGTATACGGCAGATACGCCGAAACAGCGCTCTTGCTTACACGCAATTTTTCGGCTATGTTCTCCACGCTGTAATCTTGCTCATGCAAATCATTGACCTGTATGGACATATCGCTTTCGTATGCTCCGGCATCAATGAGAACCTTTCTGACTTTCTGCTCTGAAATGCTGAACAGCGCAGCTACTTTTTTAATGCTGCCTTCGGCATTGTAAGCCTTGATAATATCTTCCGGCTTCAAATGATCACGCCCTTTCGGTTTGTTTTACGTTAAAGAACGTACAGTAAAATATATTCCGTGCCGTCTACGGTTACACGGCTGATGCAGTCACCGTGCGCCGGAATATCTTCCAGCTTGTCATCCAAGCCATTGTCCTGGGCGTATTGGTTCCAATCTTTGGCAAGGATTGCTTCACCGCCGTTCTTTATATGGCGTTCAGCCTCATCCTTGGTGCATCCGTCAGCCATAAAAGCCTCGACAGCATCTTTGCGGATACATTCATCCTGCTCTTTGTAGCTCAGGCAGTCAGGTTCAAAGGTACATTCCTCTACGTCATCGGTATAAGGATAATCAATCCAGTTATCTTTAATATCAGCGATTGCTTCCTGCTCAGTTTCAGCTTTGACAAATTCGGTGCCCTCATAAGTACCGTCTGCGCCTTTTACAATAAATTTAAACCAGTGTTTCATTTTGATGTCCTCCTTATAACTCATCTTCATCCCAGGTTAACAATCTTTCATACTTTACAGTTTTATTGCCAAAAACAACAGCTGGCTTAAGCTGTCTTTCCGGAACTCTTACACAAGCGTTTCCGTGGCTATCTGTGCATACATCGTCGCTAACAAATCCCTTGCAGTTGAATTTAAATTCGCCGTTCTCGATGTTGACGAAAATGTCATTATCTTCACCAGTGTTGGCAATAACTCCGTAAACACGCTTTGCATCAGCGCCTTTGTGCTGGCTGTAACCGTCTGAGTTGTGCCACAGCGGAATGAGCACGGTTTCGTCGGTTCTAAGCCACTCGGTATAGCGAGGACGGTAGCCAATAAAAAATTTTTTCCCGGTCGCTTCCAAAAGATAGCATTTTGTAAACCACAGCCACATATTACCAACAGTGCCGTCTTTGTAGCATTCCACGCCTTTCCATGCGTTACGGTCTTCATCGTAACAGCATGGGAAGAATGCGTACCTAGTGGAATAGGACGCATCGCCAATTACCTTAACAGCTCCAGCTACATTGTTGTTAACATCATCGTAGATTTCAGCAGCTTTCTGAGCACAGTCACCGCACAGGAAGTTGTGCGAGTTTACACCGAAGTAATGCTTGCAGCAATGCTGGCAAACCTTTTGGGTACCAGCTGCTTCTGCAATTAAGGAGCGAATTTTCGCAAACAGCTCCTTACGAGTCGTTTTCTTATTGAAGCGGAAAACTCTTTGTTCACCGCCGATTTTTACAACACACGCCTGACGATGTGCACGCCAGGTGAACTCGACTTGACCTATCTTCATGATTTACTCCCTCCTTAGTTCATGTAAAGAGAAGCTTCAATGATTGCATCTCTTATTTCAGAAATTGTTTTGGTTTCGGATTCTGCCAATCTTTCATAAAGCAAAATTCCTGTTTCATTATATTTTTTCGCAAATTCTGCTCTTCTGCATTCTGCGTCATAGATTCTTTTTTCTGCTACTTTGATTTGTTGTTCTAAATTCATTTTCACCGACTCCTTTTGTTTTAGTTTATTAAGTTTTCATTTAACTATACTATAACATAACTAAAACTATTGTCAAATGTTTTTTTGACCAGGAGGATGTTTTATAAATTTTTCGCCAAATCATCCTCTCTTATATCATCTAAAGTGATGATCATTTCACACTCTCCATTTTTTTGACGAAGGACAACATCACAATCACAAGCCTCCATTGTTTCAAGAAGCATTTTTAAGCTTCTGCAATGAAGAAATCTTGCGCTAACAACTGCCTTGCTAACACCTAGTTTTTTTGCTACATCACTTTGTGTCATTCCGTTGTTCGTCATTGCAGTTCTCATTTTATCTGTCAGGCTCATTTACTTCCCTCCAATCATCTGTATAGCTTTATTGTACATAACATAAAGGAAGAAGTCAAACTTATTTTTGACTTCTTCCTTTATGTTATGTATAATAATCAACTTTAAGATACTTCAACCATAGTTTTCAACCATGAATCGCTTGACGCATCAATAAGCCAATTCTTATTATAGCCGTTGTAATGCCGGATCAGGTAAAGCTTTGTCTTATCGCCTTCGTCATTGTACAGAGAGAAGTTAGGAAACTTCTTGCCTTCTGATTTCTCCAGCTGGTAAAAGTATTCGTGAATTTTTTTCGCTCTCTTTATAGCCTCCCAGTCTGGCGTAAACTCATCAGCATAGTTGTATCGCTTTGCCAGGTCATCTGAATGTACTCTATATCCGGCAAGGTTTGGCAGCACACATATTTTATCAAACGATGCTCCCAGGCTATTCACAAAAGCAAGAATCGAATCGAAGTCATAAGCAAAATGAGTGTTACGCATACCGGGCAATTTATACTTATTGCAGTCATCGTTCGGTTCTTCGTCTGTAATGTAGAATAAGAAGTCTACGAATCCTACATACTGCAAGCCGCCATAAAGCTTCTTTCTTTCGCCAAGCATTTCACCGCAAACAATTTCAAGATAAACGCCCTTGCCGTTATCGAGGTGAAATGCTGTTCTAACACGGCAGTTGCCTATGGTGTTGATGCTGCGCTCTGCCTTTTCCCAGCCAGCACCTTCAAAATACAATGTTTTCACGTTAACCACTACCTTTCTATTGCTCATCGGTAGGAACTATTTCAAATTCTCCTATGTCAAACCATGTGTTAGTTCCGTCTACCAGGAATATTCTGCCGATTTTTTCAAGTTCCTTGATGCTACATTCCATTGCGCTTTCTTTGTTAAACACCTTATAACCTCGCCTTTTGAACAAAAACGCTAGTCCGTCAACTAAATCTTCCTTTGAGCTATAATAGGTTATCTCGCACTCTCTGCAATACAAGACATATCTTTCGTCATAGAACTCACCGTTAACATCATTCGTTTGATAAAGCTCGCAGCCAGGTTCTTCGGCAGAATAGTAAAGCTTTAAGCCTTTATCTTTTGCCAGTCTTACGAAAAAGTCCATTGCCGGGGTCCATTTTGTGTCTACGGTAAACCGCAAGAAATATTCTTCTTCGTTGGCTTTGGTTACTTCTCCAACATCGTCGAACCACCCTTCATAGTTACTGCCAGGGTAAAGCTCATTACCGTATCTATAAATGCTGCCATCATTTTCATTTAGGTGACGTTCAATATCATCTTGCAGCCTTTGAAGTATTGCCTTATCTCCAACCATTGTAATGTCATTGAAACAGATATTAGCCATTTTTACACCTCCGTATTAACTTTGCAAATCGAACTGAGCTTACCAGCTCTAGGATTATTCTTTTTAGGACATTCATCAATGCGAGCTATCGGAGTGTACCAATTTGGCAAGCAGTTACAAATTCCGTATTGGTTTGTACAAAATCTGTCGAAGCGTTCATGCGTTGAATGAGCGTACTGGCAGTTCCGGCAGCCAAATCTTTCAATTTTAGGTTTTTCTTCTGTTATCCAAAGATTAACCAGCGCAGCAGTTTCCTTAAATTTATCAAAAGGTGTCATATTAGCATACCCCCTTTCTGATAATCATGTGCCGGAGTACTTCTTCGGTAATCTCCATTGCTTTGTGAAGCTTAAGAACACACTTCTTACTTGCATGAAACGTAACCAGGACATAAATACCATTCTCGTAGTCCTGAATCACATAGGGCATCTTTCTTTCTCCCCAGCGTTCTGTCTTTTCAACTACACCACCATTAGAAGCTATTAAGTCATTGAACTTCAAGATAACATCTTCGACTATTTTCTGCTCCGGGCGCATAACGTACATAATTTCATAAGCGTTCATTTTTCTTTCCTCCTTACATTTGTTCATCTTCCTGGAAACTGTAATAACTGCCGTCACCTATAATGATATGATCATAGCAAGGTATTCCAATTATTGCCCCGGCTTTTACAATGTCCCTGGTTAACTTTTTATCGTCAGCACTAGGTGTTGCAATACCTGAAGGATGATTATGCGCTACAAAGATTGCAGCAGCATTTTTCATGATGGCATACTTGAAAATTTCTCTAGGATGAACATAACAGTTAGTCAGCGTTCCTTTCAGTATAGCCCTTGCCTCAATTATTCTGTTCTTGCTGTCTGCTGCAATTACCCAAAATTCTTCATGATTTAAATACCGCAACTTCGGCATCATAAATTCAGCCAAGTCTTGCGGATCACAGCAGTGTCTTTTTTCCTCAGCTTTGGTTTCGGTGAAAGCTCTTTTGCCTAACTCTACACCACACAGGAACGCTTCTGCTTTCTGTTTGTCTAATCCATATGCTTTCAGCTCGTCTGTATCTTCCAAGCGATACAATTTCTGTGCCGTTAATTCGGAAACCTTATAAGCTTCCTGCCCGAGCAACGCTTCGCATAACTCTTTATAACTTTTCTCTGCTACTTTACACATAACTTTTACTCCAATCTTTTTTCCAGCGCACACCTTTCGGTGTACGCTGGTTCTTATATTTATAATGATTTGTAGGGATAGCAGCTTGCTGGCATCAGAAGCTTTTCACGCAGTGCATCGATTCTCTTTTGGCGGCGTTTTGTATTTGCCATGAGTTCATGGAACTCATCTCCGGCAAGAGGAAGCGTTTCCAGCATCAGTACATACTTTATAAGTTGTCTTGTTCTCACATTAATCACATCCAATCTTCACAATTCTTAAGATATTCTTTCTTTGCTTCAAGTAAAGCTTTTTTTATAACCGGATCAGCGTTAACTTGCTCATAAGTTAAAAGCAGAGCATCCAGCGTATCGTCAAGCTCATAAGTTATACAAAACTCATGGTTAGCAAGTTCGTAACGGAAGGCTGATTTCAAGAAGTCGAAATCTTTCATGTGCTCCTTCTTTTCGATGTTCAGGCGTTTTACTAAATCATTATGAGCCTTAGCCTGGGCACGAAGGATATATCCTCCGAAGCCGATTTGATAAACCTTGTCGGTATCATTAGGAGCTAACCCAAATCTTTTCATGCCTTCGTTGAACTGTTCTTCGGTAAAAGCAAAGAACAGTTTATCTTTGGTGAAACTTTCGTATTCCTTTTGCTGTTCGTTGATTAAGGTTGAGTAATCTTTGTATTTCAACATCCTAGCATCCTTCCTAAAACGTCATAAATTTCATCATTGGTTTTTGAATTTTAAATTCCATATCTCCAATATGATTGTTGATTCTTGTCAAACACTTCACAACGGCGTTTGCTTCACTCTCACTGAACGGCATGCAGTCGCCTTCCTCGTTTGTGTAGCACAGCAGCACGTTACCGCACAGGCACTGATCATGTAATCTGCCGTAACCATAAATAACACTTGCCAGCTCATTGGCTACAGGCTTTTCGGTCTTCAGAAGAAATTCTTCATCGAACACCAAGGTGACTGCCGGGATGATTCCAAGCTCGCCGTCAAATTCTACTAATTGAAGCGGCATATCCTTAATATCAACAAACTCGCATTCGCAAAGCTTGTACATAGATTCAAGGGAAATAGTTGGGAATACCTCCATCATTGGCACTTTCTCCACAGAGTTTGTTTTGCCATTGGCATCAACCACAGTTTTCAGTAAAATTGCATAGTTCATAAAATCGACTTCCTTTCTAAAGCTATTGGCAAGGACTTTGAACCTTCTGCCCGGTAGCTTTACAGGAGCTTAAGCTCCTGTCATCAGCTTTTAAAGCTCTATACCTCTTTCCGCTGCAATTTCTTCCAGCTCTTCAAAGTGCTCATTCAAGCATTGATGATGCCATGGGTCGCGCGAGCTGTTGTAAATCTTAATCAGCCTAGTGTTTTCCTGCTTTAATTCTTCGTTAGTCATGTCTTTAGGTTCTTTCATTGGTTCTTCCTCCTTAAATTTCAATTTCACCTTCGGTAAAGTTACGATAAATCTCTTCAGCCATGTAGTAAGCGTCACGAGCTTTTTCGTATTCATCCTCAGTATCTCCGATAATATCAGATGTAGTCATATCATCACCCATCTTTGCTGTTGGGTGATTTTCAAGCCATTCATTAGCATCATCTTGCGCTTTTTCAAACTCAAATTTTTTGTCCATCCAAGCATCATAAGCTTTGCATTTAGCCTCTCTAAGTGTTTCAATGATGTAGGTTAACTGTTTGTAGTTTAATTTCATGTTGTTCTACTCCTTTCTATTGTTCAATCATGGTAACATCGTAGCGGCAATATTTATATTCCACGGTGTCTTTGCCCCAGGCAAAAGTTCGTCTGAGCTGAAATTCTCTTCCGTTATAGCCGATGCTGAACAGAAGATAATCAACTGTATATCCATTGCTTGCGCTTTCAAGCAGAACAATCTGCTTCATCGCCGGAGCAAAGCCGAAGTATTTTTCCAGGCATTTGCAGGCAAGCTTTTTCATTTCTTGCTTTTCTTGATAAGTCATTTTTAAGTCCTCCTTAAAGTTTAAGCTTTAGGCACAGGGTTTGAACTGTCTGCCTGCCAGCTTTACAAGGGCTATTGCCCTTGTCATCAGCTTTTATTTAGCTTCTGTGATTTCTTTGAGCATCTTTTCAAGCTCCTGAACTTCCTCCCATTTTCGTTGTTCATTACGTGCAGCAACTTTATTGCCGGGAAGTTTATCTGCTCTATCTTTGTACTCACCCCAAACAAGTACCGCCTGTCTGAAAGCTAATCTCAAAATTTTTTCTTGTGTCATTGTTTAATTCTCCTTTCTTAATTCTTCATAACATTTTACCAAGCATTCGAAATATCCCATATTGTTTTCATGGGCATATGCTCTTAAGTTTTCATCAAGAGCAACAAGCTCAAGCATTTCTTCCTTACTTGCAGTTCCTTTTGCAGCTTTTGCTTCAATATCTTGAATTCTTCTAACTGCTTTAATCATTTTTCGTTCCATTTTACTACCTCTTTTCTTTTGTTTATTATGTTTTTCTTTAACTATACTATAACATAACTACCGGAATAGTCAAATGTTTTTTTGACTATTCCGGTAGTTTTTTGATTATTTTTTGATATTTTTTTCTTCATCAAGGCGAGCTGCCCTTCTGCGCTTTTTATCTTCCAGCAGGTTTACGCCATCTACGCCAAACAGCAAAGCTGTTAGCTGCTCGACAGCATCGTTTGTATCACGCCATATCTGCCTTTCGCTTACTGACCATTTTTGCGCAAGGCTTGCTACTATATCAGTAACATACGCTTCCGGCGGACAAGGTTTAAGGAACAGCACGTCAAGCACATCTGCCCGGCGCAAATCTTCCTGCTTGCCGCTGTTATACCTGGTCTGCTTGTAAAGTGCTATCATGTCGTCCATGTAGTTTATCAGCACTTTTGTTCGCATTGTTGAGCTTATAATGCTTTCAAGTTTTAGCTCATTAGCTCCCATGCTTTTCAGGTTTTGGAACGAATCAAGAATTTCGATAGCCGAAATCTGTTCATCGTCGATATTGACAATCTCGCTTGTCTTTAACGCAGCGTGTTCCTGAAGGCTTCTGTAATTTTTTAGCAGCAAGCGCACATTATACAGCCGCTTGTCGAAATCCCTTCGCTGTGCTTCTTTGCTGTACAAATCATCACACAGCTTTTTAGAGGTCTTCTTGGCGGTCTGCTCTGCCACACGTTCGATAAGTTCTTCGAAATACGCCAGCGGAACGGTTATCGTGCTTTGATTTTCATTTACAGTCATATCTTCCATGCGCTTACTCCATTCTGTTATTTAAGTTCTTTGATAAGGCGGTCAAGATACCATCTTGCTTTTAGGCAATCTTCTACGCCGTTTTTTTCTTCGTAACGCCATAAATATTTGATGATGTTGGCAACGCAGACAGCTTCAATGCCTGTTTTGCCAACGGTAGCAGCCTTTAGGGCATCTATACACTCAATACCGCCTTTGGTGTAGTGTTTCGGATGATTTACGTTATCCTTAGGAAGCGGCATTGTAAAGCTATCTTTTGAATTCTTCGGTGCTTCTTTGACAATAACGTATTTATCATCTTTTAATCCGATAAAACTAAATGGAGATTTAAACGCACTCATTATTTATGCTCCTTTATCCATTTTTCGTGTCTGGCAACTGCTCCAGCTGTAGGTGAAAGCGTTTCAAGATACATGGCTTTCAGTATTTTACACTGCTGGATTTTCCATTCGCTAAAAGCATTACAAGTAGCGTGGCAGCCTATTTTTCTTTCTGTGCATCCTCTGCATGGTGTTTTCATGTAGCACCTCTAAAATAATTCTTGTTGGTTGCTTATATCATTCGGTGTTTTAGTGGTAATGCCGGGATATGATCCTGCGAACTTTTTCATCCGGTAATCGTAATACTTTCCGTCGGCAGCCATATAGTTTGCGTCAACTTCATCAGGTGTCGGCATATAATATTGGGCTGGCAAAGGAATATTGGTACACAGCTCTTCAAGTCTGCTCTTTCCGTAAATTATATGATTCCTTACTAAATTCATGTTTTCGCCGTCAGGATAAAAAGGGTCTTGGCATCCATAGGTTCGGATATGTTCCCACCGCAAAAAACTGTCTATAAGCATAGCTGTTTCTTCTTTAATTTGTTCTTCAATGCTTTTTTCTCGTTTCGGCATTTTATACACTCCCTACATTCCTTCTACTTCCGGGTCGTACAGCTCGAGAAGTTCTGAAAATTCTCCTTTGCTAGCTATCTTTATAGCTTCTTCAGGCGAAGAAGCTAACACTCTGTCGTGAACAACCTCGCCCGAAATTAAACTGCGCCAGCTAATAAGATAAAGCTTAGCGTCCTGTTGAGCCATAACCGCCACCACGAACAGCACTTGCTTCATCGTCCGAGGTTACGCAGTAACGGACGAAGATTCCCTGTGCACAGCGTTCACCTTCTCTGATGATGATGGTTTCGCTGCCGTTGTTTCTGAATTTAACACCTATATTGCCGTCATTGTCCTGGTTGTTAGCATAATCGCTATCAATAATGCCTACGCTGTTAACTAGCGACAAATTGAACTTAACCGCAAGACTGCTGCGGATGAACAGCATCAGGACCATATCGCCAGGCATAATAGCTTTGATGTTCAGCGGAATAAGTACGCTTTCACCGCCAGCTGGAATAAAAATATCGGTCGGGGCATAAAAATCATAGCCAGCAGAAAACTGTGTGCTACGTTGCGGAAGCTTCGTGTTCGCTGGTGCGTCAATCGTCGGTAAAAATTTAATCATCTTAAAAACCTCCTAAAATATCTCTCCAGATTATAACCAGGATTCCAATACTACCCATAATAGCAAGAATTTCCATACAAATACTTGCAACAAGATGTAAATATTTCAAATTACCACTCCCTGTTTAACATCCATAAAGCTACACACATAACAGCTACGTCAAGCAGTGTGAAACTGACAATATCAATTAAGCATATTTCCATTGGTTGTACCTGCTAATTTGGCTCTTTGCGCCTTTATTGCATCCAACAAATATTGCTGAAATCGGCAATCATCATCTAATGCAATTTTTCCTGTTTCTTCCAGTTTTCTTTCCATGTAGTTAAAATTTCTTTCAATTTCGAACTGCATCTGTGTTAACATCCAATCCGGAAAGTTTTCAATGTTAGCATCCAGCTCATTTTCAATTTGCGCCAATGCCTGTGTGCCTAGCCTGTTTACGGCATATCTAAATGCAAACAGCAGGACAAGTAATTTTTCATCTTTCATTTGTTCCCTCCTTAAATATTCATCGGGTCGCAATGGGCACATTCCATTTCGTTACCACCGCCGTAATAGCGACATAGCTCACAGCAGTATTGCCGCTCCCATTCGTCACAAAGATTGTCGCAATTATCACAAGGATAATATTCATCATCGTCAATCATTTAATCAACCTTCCATATATCGGGAAAAATTGTCAATTTGCAAGGCGAAACGGGTTCAGTATCGTGAAAGATGCAACCTTTGCAGCGTTTCCACTTGCTGCACATTTCTTTTATGAGCCGGGCAGCTTCTATAACTTTTATTTTTTCCATTTTTTGCTCCTATTTGCTTGTTATTATTAAATCTTACGTCCCTGCTCATGAGCCTGTCGAGCAAGTCTCGCAAGATAACTATCACTGTTAATTAAGCATGGTGGACAGATTGTAATTGTTCTGCCGTCTTCGGTGAGATAGCGATTACAGCTTGTGCTTTCACGCTTGCATATGTCGCAGGTTAATTTTTTGTTGCTTCTTCTGTTTCTGGGTTTATAACCGGATGTTTCCCTAAAAGCGTCAATTTCGCAAAACTCAAAATCTTTGCAGCTATTAGTTCGTTTAGCGTAGCTGTCAGATAGTTCCTTTTCATGAGCTTGGCAATATGTGCCGTTGCCAGTTACGAGATATACACAGTATCTGCAATATTGTTTCATTCTTTATGTCCTCCTTTTATAAAAAGCGGCGGCGTGGGAATTCTTGGATTTTACGCAGGCCTATTTCATCAGTCCATAACAATAATGGGCCTACCGTTGCCAAGTCCGCAACCTACTGCCATTCGGCAACCCAGCCGCCGCACCCATGGGCTTAATTTAAATTAATATAGCACCAGCGAATAATGGCATCTTCAAAGCATGCGAATTCGCAGTCACAGCTCTCCCTAGCGATTATGTCGCATTGCCTGTAGCCAATTAGTATTTCTCCCTTTGACGCTTTTCCGACTTTGATTTCAAAAATGCAGAGTTTATTTTCGCTCGGCATAACGTCATTGCCATGCCATTCGCCACATATAGGCTTGTTATTCATTTTCTCACCTCCTAAACAATAATCGGCACGTTAATATCCTTTGCGTACAGGTCTACGCCAGCAACATCAACGATAGCAACGTGCATCGGAGTACAATGTGTGCGCAGATATTTAACTAACGGCATAGCTGCTTCTTTAAGTTCTGCCTGTTGCTTTTCATGCCAAACACAATCCGCTTTCACTTCGTTAAAGACTTCTAATTTTTCTTGATGGTTCATTTCTTATGATGCCTCCTAAACTTTTTCAAGGGACTTTTTGTGTCACTCTGCAACTTTTTCAAGGGAGTTGTTGCGTTTTTTTGCAACAGCTACAAGAGATTTTTGCAACATGTTGCGGTTTTCTCGTATAAAGCTCTATATTCGGCTTCCACGGCAGTTTGATGATTTCGAGCTCGCCGCGTAACACAGATGGCAAAAAATCATTTCTGATATAGCTCTCGCCAACCTCGTTTACGAAATAAAGCTCGTTTTCCTTAAAGTAAAATTTTCCTTCTATATCTTGTCCGTTATCTACACATCTCAGTTTAAACTCCTCGCCCAGCTCTACGCCGAGCATTTTACAGATTTCGCACATCAAATTTTAGCCATGTTATCACTCCTTTATAAAACCTTGAATTCTTTTGTTATATCAACTTTGTACTCACGTTCAACAGCTGTATCTGCCATTTTAAGCAATATGCTTTTAGTTTCTTTCTTATCGCAATCGTTATTCTTCATATAGCCTGCGACTCTAGACATGATAGCTATTACTAGCATTTTATCAGTTTCGCTAATCTCTTTATTCTTTGTGACGATTCGAGCTTTTTGACCGTCAACACAAGCTAAAACATATGGCAGACCGCTAAGAGCAAGCAGATTTACAGCAAGTCCTTGTAACATTCTACTAAAAATCATTTTTCTTTCTCCTTCTCCATTTTCTCTTGACATTTAGGACAGTAAGCTCTGTAGCCAACGTCTTTATCTTTTACAAATTTCCAATCTGTTTGTGCTTTGACTATAGCTTTTTCAGACGGCAATTCTCGTCTGCGCATAACTCCTAATGGGTCAAAGAAATCACCACACCCATCACAAAAAATGGTTAGCTCATAAGAAAAACTCATTGTTCCTCCTCCATTCTTGCCAACTTTGCCATTTTCTCAAAAAACTCAATGGCAGCCATGTACTGAGTGTAGTATTTTTTGTTAGGTCTGGCACCATTTTCGCCGTATACACTTTCTACACGTTTTTTAAACTCTTCTAACGTGCCACCTCCATAATTGTTCCAACAACCGCAACGAACATTATCATCTTCTACACAATAGGTGGTAGTTGCTTCTCTACTGCCTATACGGACAATCTGATAGTAGGTTTTGCTAAGACTCGTAGTGCTGAGGTTCGCATTGCCGAATCTCGAATTACTGAGGTTTGTATGACGGAGGTTTGTAGCACGAAGGCTCGAATAACTAAGGTCTGCTCCACAGAGGTCTGCACCACAGAGTTTTGCACCACTGAGGTTTGCTCCGAAGAGGTTTGCTCTGTAAAGGTTTGCTCCGCAGAAGTTTGCTCCTCTTAAATCTGTATGGTTGAGATTAATGTAGCTAAGGTCTACATTGCTGAGGTCTGCTTTTTCCCCACCATTCTCACCCCGTAGCCATTTACTATGGCTCGCAAGTATTTCCTTTAATTTTTCCTGTGTAATTCGCATAGTTTACTCCTTTATAGCCTTACTTGCTTTTGCTATTTTCTCAATCAGTTTATCTACAGCTTTGTCCGCAAACTCACCTGTAGCTTTGATATTGACAGGTGTTATATGTTCCGCAGCATACATAGCGTATATTTCTTTCTCTGTTGGGAGAAATACTCCCAAAATATCTAAAAGCAAAGCTGTACAAACAAGTATTTTAACTGCCTTAACGGATTCTTTATTCTTATTAACATCTGTCATGACTGCTATTGTAGCAATCACGGTATATATAGTTACAATAAAACCTACTATAAGGCAAAACCCTTGTATAAAGTCTATTCTTCCAGCCCAGTAAATCAACCACGGCGAAACAATCGGTTCGTTCATTTGTTATTCACCTCCACAATCTTTCTGCCGCCCAAGCGCCAAATCTGCTGTCTGCGTATTTTTTTCTTGTTGAAAATCAGCTCGCGGATGGCAGGTGTGGTTATAACCTCATATCTAGCGCCGTACCGCAAAGCCTTATTGTACATCTTCCACTCATGCCTATTTCGCTGTTTAGCGTTCATTATTTTTTCCTCCGCCATAAAAATATGTGTGGCGTTTCACGCATATTTTTCTTCCATACAAATGGATTCGTAGGCAAACGGTAATACGCCACCTCACCATCTCGAACCTATAAATCCTCCGCGCGGTAAAGCACATCATTCTACCTTGTTTTCGTCCCAATATGTAGCAGCGGCGGGCTACTCCTGCCTCTCGACGTTTCTTAACCCACCTAGCGCAGTTCTTTATCTGCTCATTCATTACTTACACCACACAATCTTCCTGCCGCACCAGCAGCAGTGCGTCTGACTAATTACTTCAAATATTGTGCCACCGCACTTTTCGCAACGATATTCCGTCAAACCGTTATAACTCTTGTATGCCACCTTCTTTGTTGTACGGTCAAGCTCATGCTTTAAAGCTGTTAACGTAACCTTTTTCTTTTTTATTCCGGTGATAATACGTTTTATAGCCTTAGGCGTAAAGCAACAAAGTTGAAGCCTATGCTTAGCCCATGAGATTTCTCTTTTAATCTCCCAAATTTTTTTACGTAACATCTTTTCACGTTGCGGCAGGTTAGCCCACCATTTCTGACGTTCTGGAGTCATTTGCTACCCCTCCTTTACTCTTTGACCTACCATAATGCCTTCTTTTTCGTTGACATCGGTATAATAAATTTTTCCACGAAAACCACAACATAATCTTTTAGCCATTTAATTGCCCCCTTAATATATATGGCGTCTTTAGCTCTTTAGCTACATTCGACAATGCTTTTTCCGCATCATCTTGCGTCGCGAACACCCACCCAGCTTTATAGGCTGCATAATCGTCAGGCTCGCCGTTCCAAGTCATCCTAGTTGCGATCCACTTCAGCTTTGAAGATTTATCACAATACAATCCAAACGTCCAATAATCTTCGTCACGATTCGGCAGCCAGGGAATTTTAATAATCTCGCATTCTCCCTTGATTAACGCTTCCAACACATCAGGCGATGCAAGTAATGGTATATTTTGAGGATATGCCTTGTTTACTTCTAAATTTTCCTCGGTGAAAAAATATACTTCGTTATACCTGTCAATTATAAATTTTTCTCTCAATTTTAGCCCCAGCATTTCAGTGACTGCCGGAATAAGATTTTTGCTCACTGCTACTACCTCCGCTTCCTTTCAACTTTTATCTCAAATTAATAACCACTTCCTTGCCTTGACGTTCTTCGATACACCGGTCGTTAATGAGCCAGCATTCATCTTCTTTACCATTTTCGTCATAGCATTTGACTGTTATTTCCATTCCTTCGCAGTCATGTTTGACTGCCCATTTATAAAACTCTTCGACGGTCATTATTATCACCTCTCTATTTTTACAAAAAATGTCCAACGTGTTTTCCCTTGCTTATCTCCGGCAAGAGGAAGATAAGGCAGGGCGCATCTCAGCACATCTTTATGCGGAATATCTTCGTCGCTCCATTTAAACAGCAGCATCCCACCAGGTTTAAGCACTCTAAAGCACTCAGTAAACGCTTTTATCATCCACTCTTCCCATAGGACCGGTAGTTTTCCGTATTTTTGCGCTAACCAGCTGCTCTCGCCAACTTTTACCAGGTGTGGCGGGTCGAAGATGATACAGTTAAATGCTTCGTTGGCTATGTCTTCCATGTTAGTTACATCAATTAGCTTGTTAGGCTGAATATGTAATTCTCTTCCGTCGCAAAGCTTTGTATGCAGCTCTCGTATGTCACAAAACATAACAGCGTCGCTCTCTTTGTCATGGTAGAACATCTTGCTTCCACAGCATGGGTCTAAGATAAACGGCTTATACATTATTGCCTCCTTGCGCTGCATTGATTTTTTTAGCAAGCTCATCCATAGCTTTCTCTGCTTCTTCATAATCGCTACATTCTTTATAGCCGAATTCTTCTCCGTTTTTCATGCTTACGAGGATTGTATAATAGCAGCGACTCATACCTTTGCACAGCGCCACTCTTAAGCCAACAACATTGCTCATATCTTGCCACGTGCCATTCTTAAGCTTAATTAACATTCCTTTCCGCTCTTCCTCCTTGCGTCCGCCGACATTCTCCAGCTCATCACCGATACGCTTAATGGTTTTACCCAGGATTTTACACATTTTCTTCAACCACTGAACGCTATGCCCTTCAAGCACCTTGTCCATTTCTTCGTCGGTCAAGTCCGAGAAGCAAACGCTTTCCCAACGATTGTTACGTTTAACTCTAAAATAAATTCCGTCTAAATCTCTATTTACCATATTTTTTCCTCATTTCCATACGCACTTCATAGTCTACAACGCTCACCCGGAACAGCGGATGTGCTTTACGCAAGCAGTAACGATAATATTTCAGCTTCTGCTGTCTTCGCTTTACCACAGCCATATTAACCACCCAATCGCAGCACCTAACAGAGCACCAAACATAGCAGGTATGCCGATGATTAGTATAACCGTGATCATGTCGATGATTACATTTAGCAATTTACTCATTTGCATTACCTCTGTTTGGATTCTGTTTCCAGCCACCTACAGGACGATACAGATGTAAAACATCGTATATCCCGCCTACGCCGTGTAAATACTCGCTTTCTTTTGGGTGAATCTGATGAACTTCTTCTTCCGGTAGCCAGAACACGTCTTTAACCTGGCACATAACCTCCCATGAAGGTGTTTTATTCGTCGTGCCGCAAAATTTCACGCTCACGTGCTCCCATTGGTTGCCGTCCTGATCAGGCTCAACGCCTACAACACACTGCAAGCTCTTTTTGATTCCTGGCAGATGCAGGAAGCCTATTAACACCAAGCCTTCAAAAGCAAAATCATTTTTCTTGTCGGCTTGAAACTTTTCATTTGCCAAAATCTCATTAACACTTCTCATCTTAATCTCCTTGCTCCGCACAGTTGCGGATTATTACTGCACTGTTTACATTCCTTATCGCACTCCCAGCAGCATACGTGGCAAACCTCGCTTCTAACGCAGCCCGGGAACGGAAAAGGGCAGACATATTTGTTTTTCAGTTTTTTCGTGATTATCGGCTCTTCATCTTTTAAAAATTTCTCAACAGGCTTCTGAGCTGTAGCCTTTCTTTTGTTCGTTTCCTGCCTTCTTATTTGCGCAAGGCTCATGATTTTGTGCTTGCACTCCTTGCCTCCACAGCTCATTCCTTGTCGCCTGGCTAGGTTAGATACATCTCTGTAACATTCAGTGCCGCATTCGCAAACACATCTTGCAACAGAAACCTTCTTTTTAGGTCTGATGCTGATAACGCCTGGCGGATATATTTCAAGCACTTTCAGCATACCTATTTTCTGCCCTAGCAGATAGCTCCAATCCTTATTCTGCATTAAACCGACTTCCTTTCGCTTTACTTTAGCCAAATAGTGCCATAGCACGATGAGCATCGAAACGCCCATTTTACAGCACCTTTTCTGTTTACAATTTTTGCGCCGTAGACAAGCTTTATTTTTTCCTGCTTGCAATGAGGGCAGCACTGCTTGCCTTCTGCTGTTGTTCCAAGTAGATATTTCACTGTTGCTCCTCCGTTACAGCCAGAAATTTTAACACTCTGCCTGTATTACTGATTCTGTATTTTTCCAGATCGTCACGCTTCAGGTACTGCCTTCCGTATAGCGACTTCATATTTTCCCATACAAGGAACGGCACATTATAAAAATCTGTCAGATTAAACGATACCAGGACAAAGCACCTTGCTCCTAAAAAATGATGAACCTTTAGGTATTCAAGCTGGTGCGGTTCAAGTCTGTTTCGCAGCATCTTATCGCCGTCGGTGTGCTTTGCTTCAAAGCACACCGCTAAACCACCCCTCAGCGTTCCCTTATAGTCAACGCCGCTTTTCTTTGCATAGTTGGCAATGAACTGTCCATGCGCTCCATAAGGGCGGATATAATGTACAGGCTCACTCTGTTTCTCAATTTTCGCAATGCCATGTTCCTCGTAATACTGGCAGCCTGCGTCAATCATCTTTTCAAAGAATGAACCACTTGCCTTGCTCCGCTTGCCTACAAGGATGTTTTTAAGCTGATTCATGTTTCTTGTACCCCTTGAATTTCATTCTGCTGAAAGCGTACCTCAGATAAGCTAAGTCCTGAAGCACATCAATGTATTCAAGCTTATCAACATACACCTTGCTTCTTCCCCACGTGCTAATCAGCTTCATGCTAGGATTGTAGGTCTGGTGATATATCGTTTTGTACAAAAAACAATATTCACTGCAAATCTTCTTGAAATCATCTTTCTTTAATTCGATTTCAGTCCACGCCAGCTTACGCAAGCGGTTAACTTCGTCTTTAATCTTCATTCTGTACCTCGCTTAAAACGGAATTTCCTCATTAAAAGGTACTGTGCTACCAAAACCTTGGAAGTCCTGGCTTTCTTCTCCCGGTGTCTGTTGGGATTCGCCGCCTTGCTCTCTACGCTCAATGAATTCAAAGTGCTCTGCAATAACCTCGGTTACATATTTCTTTTGACCGTCTTTAGCGTCATAGCTGCGAATTTGCAGTCTGCCTTCAACTAACACACGCTGTCCCTTGCTAAGGTAGTTGCCACAGATTTCAGCTTGTTTACCCCAAATAACAACAGGGATAAAATCCGCTTCACGCTGCTTGTCTTTCGAATAAGGTCTGTCCACAGCAAGCGTGAACTGAGCAACAACCTTGCTTGTAGAAGTGTATCTTACCTCCGGGTCTTTTGTCAGTCTGCCTAATAAAACGATTTTGTTCATGCTTTTTGTTCCTTTCTCTTTAACGGATTGTCCTGGCAGAAAATTTCGCCGCCTTCTTTTTTGATTTTTGCTTTGATTTCGGCAATAGCTTTATGCAGATAATAAACCTCACCGCTGTCATGATACATATTGATATAGAAATTTACTATTGTCGTAAAATATCTCTTATCTTTATCACGATTTGCACTTTCAGTGATTCTCGTAAGCTCTTTAGCGTCCATAATTCCCTCCTATAATCCTAATAACTTGTTGGTAGCAGCAAAGCCTTCTGCAACCTTCTTCCTGCGTCTGCTTACGTGTGTAACCTCTACCGGGTGGCACATCTGCAAAATGCGGTCATAGATTCTTGTTTCCGTTATCGTCTGCGGCTTTTTGATTGCTTCAATCGGCAAATTTGTTGTAATGATTGTAGGCAATCCGCTCCGGCAACGGCTGTCGATGATCTGGAACACCAGCTCCTGAGCAAACTCCGTGCGCCGTTCTGCTCCTAAATCATCAAGCACTAACAACTCAAATTGATTAAATCCGTCAAGATACGCTTGCTTTTGTTCAGTGCCCCACAATGTATTGAACACTCTGCCAAAATTAGTCATTAAGCAAGCTACACCTTTATCAATCAGTGCATTGACAACACACGCAGCGGCGAACGTCTTTCCGCTCCCGGAATTTCCGTAAAGCAGCAATCCTTTATGCATCCTGCGAAAATCATCGTAGTGCTCAACAAAATTCTTCATTACTCGCATCGTCCGCTCGTCTGCGCCGTCATCATGGCTAAAAGTCTGCGATTGAAGCTCACGCTCCGGGAATCCAGCTTTTCTAAGCTCTTGCACCCTAGCAAGTCGCTTTTCATGTTCCTCACGTTCACGCTCTGCCTGAAGCTCTTCCGCTCTGCACTTGCAGATACAAGTTACAGTTCGTTCAACGCCAAACAAGAAACCTCTGCATTGCTTCGGCGTATGGCATTTACCACACATAAGCAATCCGTTTTCGTAATAATCATTTTCGTTTTGCTTATTAAGCTGTGAAGCATTTTCAGCAATGTGATTTACAGCAAGCGTAATCGAATTCTGAACATCATTCGCATTCATGCTATCACCTCACTAAAAATATTTGTCCAGGTCTGTTTGGTCATCCGGCGGTTTAAAATCATCCGGTGGTTTCTTTGGCTTTTGATTGTCACCTCTCGCAAGGTTTCTTGCAACTCCCTCACAATAGGCTATTGACTTCTTGCCTTGCTGTGCTGTTATTGTTACCGCTTGCATGGCTATTAGCTCGCCGTGCTCCTTAGAAATAGCCTGTAACCGCTCTGCAATATATGGCGTTATCGGCGTAACATTTTGATTCCAAAAGCCAACAGGATTATTATCGCTCGTAACATTTTCGTAACTGTTACACGTAACAACAGAATTTTCATTGTAACAACCACTACTAAAGTTGTTGTTGTTACTCTTACTCTTATTCTCTTTCTTATTCTTACTCTTATTCTTATCCGTAACATCTGTGTTTGTTACATCGTTGTTACGTGTAACATCTTGACGTGTTACGCTTTTGTTACACGTAACATCTTCGTAACATTCCGTAACATCTGTGTTTGTTACATCGTTGTTACACGTTTTGGATTGCTTCTCACGCTGTCTTTTAGCTCTCATTGCTTCCTTGCAGCGTTCACGCTCCTTAAGCTTTGAAAGCTCTTCGGCGTTCTGATACTCACTCCAGCCTACAATATAGATATAGCCGTTATCTTCTATATCTATCATGTTGTACTGCTGAAATACTTCTAATGCAGCTTCTGCAATTTTAGGCTTAAATCCACCAACAGCAGCTAAGGTTTTAGGTGTATACGCTACACCTTCGGTAGCGTATACATAACCACCATCATTTTTTTTGCGAGCTAGAGCTAACAGGAAGAACCACATTAATGCCAGGCTATCACCAATCTTCGTATCAGCACGCAGTATCTTAATTTTGTCACTGTCGAATACATCAGCACTAACCTTGAACCAGCTCTCCATGTCGCCCTCCTAAAATAACTTCTTCCATAATGGCTGCCGTCTAAGTAACCTTACATACTTCATGAGCGCTTTCTTTCTCATAGATAATTTCTCCCTATTTTCTCTATCCACTCGTCCCTGCTATGTTTATCTTCATAGCAGGTTTGAGCAAATCGCCTTAACCGCAAGTCTGTTTCACTGTCCAAATGAGGTCCGAGCTTGCCTTTATGATGTTCGTAACATAACCAGATCGTTAAACCAAGCTTGTCGGAAATCTTTCTTCCGGCTCTTCCGAATATCACGTGATGACGTTCAAGGTTACGTGTTGTGCCACACATAAAGCACTCTTTTTCTGATTGTAGAATACTTTTCTTACTCATGCTGTCTGCCCCATTTCTTCAAGCAAGGTCTTAATAGCTGTATGAGCAAGCGCATATTGAGGAATTGTAACCATTTTTTCAAGCTCTTCAATAGTCAAGTCTTTGATGTTTTTGTAGGCAGCAAGCGGTCTGCCGTTCTTATCGTGACCATTAGCAACAGTTACAACAATGTTACCTTGCGGAGTAATCTTAACGAATTTATCTCCGGTAGATTGCGGTTGAGCTTTAGGCTTCTGCTCTTTGTTTTTACCTCTGAGCTCTTGCTTCGGTTCCGGTGCACAAGCTGAATTTCCGTCATCGTCCTCTTGCGCAAGTCCAAGAGCTGCTGCAAGGCTATATCTTCTAGCATATGTCAGTGTACTACCAAAACCCTGGGCATCATTTTTCTGAATAGGATAACTGCTAGTAACTTTAATAAACTGACCGCTGCTATGCATGATCATTGTAGTTACAGCAAGCTTATTGCTTTCTACAATTCCTTCGTTAGCCTGGAATATGCTTAAGCCGTTCTTGCTAAGCGGCTCACGTGCTACGTTCAGGCATTCCGCTAAATCCGCATATTTGCTTTTAAAAAACGGATTGTCACAGCCTTTAACAGCATTTTTCATTTCGCCCTGAGCCTTTGCTAAGGCTTCAGCCAAAGCATCGATTTTCTCGCTCATTTCCATTTAAATCACCTTTCCTTCCTTAACCAGCTCTTCAAGTCTGCTGTGAAGCTTAAGAGTTGTTTCAGCATCCCAGTGACAGCATTCACAATAACTGCCAACTTTAGGATATGTTTGCATATTTACCGACAAGCTGTTAACGTTATAGCTTAATACATCACCTTCACGCACAGCCTGTTTTTCCTGGTGGTATCCGAAGTGTTGATACTTACATTTGCCATCCCTGGTACAGTGTGAGCAAGTCTTAAAGTCTTTCAACCAGCTCTCTTTCGTCTGCTTCTGTTCGCCGTGCTTTCTTTTTCTGAAGGCTTCAAAGCCTTCCAAACTAAGTCCGCTACGAGCTAACACAGCGTTAACCTGTTCATTAGTTACCATATACATCCTCCTTTTGAATTCCGAAACCAAGCTTTAAATCAGCATAGGCTTTAACTACTCTGCCTTGTGCAGTTGTATAGCCTTTTAGCTGAAGCTCTTTGTTCCATTCCCTTATAAGCGAGTAGCCTTTTCCAACGCCTACGCCTAAAAGGTTGGCAATGTCTTTAGCTGTGTAGAATCTGCTTTCCATGTTTGACAACCTCTTTTCCGTATGCTATACTATATATGACCTATTTTTTAAACCGATTTCCTTTCGACTTTATTTATAGGTTAAAGGCTCTCTATTAGCGTGGGGGGTCTTTTCTTTTTGTTCTTCTTCGATACCAATCAATACAAGCAAAGCCTGTGCACCTTCCCGACATTCTTTTAAAAGACTGTCGCCGAGGTGCTTTTTTTGTACTGTTTTCGCTACCATTTGCGGAAACAACTCAACCACTTCACCGACTTCTTTTTGCGCCCTTAACATATTCACTGCTAAATCATCAACAGGAGGAATAAGTCCAAAAACGTCGCAAAACACTACATTTCTTTGCAGGTGCTGTACACGCAACCACGGTGTACGGTAGAGTTTTGACATTGTTAGTGCAATAACATCAGGGCATTGCCGCCAGTCAATCTCATAGTCTTTCAAGCAGCTAGAAGAAATCCCTAGTTTTTCTGCCGCCTTAATGCGGTTCAAACCTGCATATTCTCTAGCTGCTTTGTAAATATTAGTTTGAGTTTCAGACATCTTAAAAAACTCCTTTCTGGTATAATACAAGTATGGCAGTTAACCAATCGTTATAAATCTGCCATCATTGATTCTTCACTGTGTAGTAATTAACAGTGACTACATCTCCAGGCTGGAGATAACGGCGGTTGGCGGTCAGGTGCTGGTTGTCTTTGCTCACGTTATACCAAAACTCGTCAAAACAAATCCTTGTTTTGTTAAGCAGAAAATATTTGTCAGCGATTCCATACATGGTTTCGCCTTCTTGTACAATGTGCGTAACTGTGTGCCTTTGCACCTGGCTGTCCGAAAATCCGCCAACTAAGCTAAGACAACACCAAACAAAGATAATGCATGTAAAAATTTGCAATACCTTTTTCATCTTTTTCACTCCTTTGTAGCAATTTCCGGTTTTTCTACCACCGTCAAGATTTTGTAATTTCCATGACGATAGCAAGCCCAAAAGCATTTACATGCTTCAGTTTCATTTTTCTCAGTAAACGTATCAAGTTTTACCTTGCCAGTTTCCAAGTTTTGAAAAACAACTACCCAGTCTTTACATTTATACATCTCTTCTTCCCTCCTTTACGCTTCCAAAAAGTAATCAACGCTTACGCCGAAGTATTCGGCAAGTTTTTGAAGCTTATCAATCTTCGGTTTACACTTGCCGTTTTTCCAAAAAGTAAATGTGGAAGACGAAATGCCAGTATCTTTAGCTACTTTATAGCTGCTTACATTACGTTCTTTTAACAGCATTGCATATTTTTCGTACATAAATTCTCTCCTTTCTTGATTTTAAAAATAAAACGTGGTAAAATAGTTATAAAAATAAAGCGTTTTCTGAGCGTTTAATTTTCATAGCGTTTTTTAGTTTAATTTTTATAGTTATATTATAGCAGATGTAGTTATAAAAGTAAAGTGTTTTTTCGCTTATTTTTTAAAAAATTTGAGGTGCATAATGTCCCTTAACTACGAGAAATTCGCAGCATTATTGGAAAAGTCTAATACATCTGCGTATAAGGTCTGTAAAGACACAGGTTTATCTTCCTCAATGTTTACTTTCTGGAAAAATGGTAAATCAACACCAAAAGCAGATAAAATTCAAAAAATAGCTGATTACTTTAACGTTCCAGTAGGTTACTTTTATGAAGATAAAGACTACGCTCTCGGTGTAACAGAACAACAAGCCAAGTCCCTCGGCATAGACACCGAAGCAGTAAAACAGCAGCTCAACGCCCAGCTTCTCGACGAACAGGCTATTGAGATTGCTAAACAGATTCAGAAGCTCGATGACACCCAAAAGATGGCTATCGAGCAAATTATAAAAGGGCTGTTGCAAGGCAAAGGCAAGGCCTGACTTCCCCTTCGCCAGCATGGCATAATACCTTGCAATCTAAAGGAAGGAGGTTAAAACGAAGTCGATGTCATACCACTAACGAGTATGCACAGCTGATTCGACAATTACCAACAGAGCATGTGTATTTCCTGCTACTCTGCATAGAAATTGCCAACCAACTGGTTGCAAAAAAAGCAAGCTGAAACTGTAAAATACGGACTTAATGATTCAACTTGATGTTAGGGAGATTACTTTTAGGGAGCCATTTGTAGAAGAACTACAGCGATAAGAGGGCGCATATGTCCGTCCTCTTTTTCGTATGTATCGAAAGGAGTCGGTATTAATGTTCGGGTGGTTTTCACGCAAAGCATCAAAAGAGGATATTCAAGAATATACGAAAATGCTAACAACTGTAGCCATGAAAGATGAATACGAAGACAAAACACAGCTTACCAATATGTATAATTTCATAAAGGAAAAACATATTACAGATGAGCAACTTGCTGAAGCTCAATCCATGGCTTGTAATAACATATGGTCTAATATAATGCAGGACGGAATAGTAACAGAAGATGAAGCACAGAAATTTAGCAAGTATTTGCTTGTATGCGAACATCTCACTCCTAAAGAAGTAAAATACTGGAATGGAAAAATAGAACTAAACAGAACCCTATATGACATCACAGTTAACGATAAATTACCAATCTATGATAAAAATGATGTTCAGATCATATATAAGGACGGCGAGATACTTCATTATTCAGCATACGCAGATATGATGAAAATGAAAACTATTACCAAAAAAATTAATTATTCCGGACCATCTGCATCTATACGCATCTGTAAAGGCGTTCGCTATCATGTAGGCTCTATGAGTGTATCAAGAAAAACATCTTCTTTTTGGACTTCTGATTCGTGGGGCATCTTTTGGATAAGCAATATGCGTATAGGCTTTTTAGGCAGCTCAAAAGCTTTTGCTTTCCCAATCTCCAAGCTGTTCTCTATTTCTGACGGTGACGGTGGATTGCATATCTTTAAAGAAGGACGAGCAACGCCGTACATTATACGCCTTTCGGAATACGAAGAACCCTGTGCCATAATATCTAATTTGCTCAACAAATCATAAAGGAAGCCAGCATCAATGAAAAGAATAATCATAGCATTCATAACTATTTTCTGCATTGGTACATTCACGCTGTCCGCAGAAGCTTATGTAGCTAATCGCAACACTGGCAAGATACACACAAACACTTGCAGATTCGTACCAAAAATGAGCGGTGGCAGTAAACTTTACATAGATTCATTAGCTGAAGCCAAAGCATCAGGCTATACACCTTGCCAGCGTTGCCGTCCGTTTTAGGAGGCTATAAAAATGAGAAAAATATTTCTTATTCTTACTACGATTTTTGTGTTTGCTTGCTTGCCATTTTGTGAAGCATCGAAAGCAACAGACGCAAAGTACATCAATGACAATTATTTTGTAGTAACGGGTTCTATCTTAAAAAATGACTTTTTCCCTAAATTTGAAAACATCATGAAAACATATCCGGAAAATGCGAAAGATATTGCAGGAGCAGATTTAGCAATATATACCAAACCTAAATTGCAAGAACTAAAAGAAAAACTGCAAAATGATTCCAGGGCAAAAGATTCTTATATTGCCACATTGACAGATACATATATTTCTTGCGTAATAAACTTTTTAGATGTAACGGCACGAGTAAAAGACAAGCCATCACTAGACAAAAACACCTGGCTTGCAGATTGGAAAAATTCGGCTGCTAAAGTCAAGGAAGCAAACGACAAATTCAAACAAGCATATAGCAGTACGCAGTCGATAAAATAAATCAGCAGACCAGAAATGGTCTGCTTTTGTGCTTTTTGAAATAAAAAAGGCTTAAAAAACAGTCTGAACATAAAATTTCAGGTTGCTTTTCAAGCCAGCGTTTTTATACAGTTTATATCACTATTTTTATAGATTAAAAATCTTATCAGAGCTTCATATTTAGCTTATATGAGCATTTAATTTTTACTAATATAAATATAAGTAGAAGCCTTGAAAAGTCGCGTATAAGCTAAATACTAAAGAGAATTTTTTGCATTTTTTGGCAAAATTTACAAGAAGGGAGCTGCGGAACATGACAGTAACAAAAAATCCGAAAACAGGAAAATGGGACTGCGCTTTTTGGTATAAAGATTGGCAAGGCGTACGCAAACATACAACAAAAAGAGGTTTTGACAAAAAGCGCGATGCTGAAAAATACGAAAGCGATATGAGAAACAAAACTCATACGCATGATCCGAAATTTAGCGAAGTTATTGCAGCATACCGGGAGGAGCTGGACAGCAAACTAAAACTAGGAGAATTAAAGCAATCGACAGTTGACGGAAAAATCCGGACATTGGAATATTACGTTCTCCCCTTCTTTGAGAACATGAACGTCGATAAAGTCACTCCGCTTCAAGTTATGCGCTGGCTTGCACTTCAAAATGAAAAATCAGAAAAAGAACGTCTTTCAAGCAGACTGCTAAACCGTATTCGCTCAGAACTAAACCAGGTCTTTGAATTCTCAAAAAGAAACTTCGGGACAAAAAATAACCCTGTCACTCTTACTGACAGGGTAAAACCATATTCAAACGATACACGTGCGAAGTTATGGACAGTTGAACAGTATAAGGTTTTCTATGATGACATTGAGATAGCTTCACATAGAGTGCTATTCAATATCATCTTTTGGGCAGGCTTGCGAATAGGTGAAGTTCTGGCACTAAAAATCGAGGATATATCTCCATATAAAATTCACGTTGACAAATCACTCATGAGGATAAACAATAAAGACGAATACGTCATCAGCACAACCAAGACAAGAAGTTCCGTTCGTGATGTTGAAATACCGAAATACCTCTATCATCAAATCATGGACTACATAAGCACCCTTTACAAGGTCAAAGCCGAAGATTATATCTTTGACGGCATAAAGCCGACGGCTATCAGAACATATATGCGCTATCACTGCATTAAGTTAGGCTTGCCAAGAATCAGCCCTCATATTCTCCGGCACAGCTATGCTTCCATGCTTTACGCAACAACTGGAGATATTTTGGCAGTCGCTGAACAGATTGGTCACGCAGATACAAACACAACCTTCAAATTTTATGCTCACATGATGCCTGAAGCTAATAGAAAAGCTGTCGACAAATTAGAAAGCTTAACTGTGGATAACTTGCCAAAAAATAGCGAATTTTAA